GCCTTCTATTGCACCGAAACCAAACATCTCCCGCATCTCGTTGATCGTCAAAGCCCCTGTCGGGGCCAGATATTGAATGATCGCGGTTTTCGTTTTGTCGGATGTGTATTGGAGTTTACTGGAAGTGAATATAATCTTATTTCCGAAGCCGCGCTCGCGCTCTGTGAAGAGTTTGAAGGTGAAGGCTTCTGCGTACTGTTTTAGGATCGGGCTAATGATCCCAGTGTAGAACGCGGAAAGCTCGTCCTCGTTGTATGTCGAGAACACAATCTTTTCGCTGATGTTGTAGTAACCAAAGACTTGCTTCTGTATAGCCTCCATCTGTGCCGCGTCCAGGAGAATGGCCTTGTTCTCGATGGGCTTGAACTCCCCGGTCTCTGCGTCGGTTATAATGATCCCACCATTGTTCTGAATGTCGAAAAACTTGGAAAGGATCGCGTCGGCCTTCTTCTTAACGTCGGACAACTTTAGGACATCCGCGAAGGTTCGCAGGAGCGTTCGCGACAGCGTTTACGATACCGGAGTGGACTGTATTACATAACTGGAGCAAGGGATAGAGCGCATTGTCGTTGTAGCTCCCCATAAGGTCGTTCTCGAAATAGTCCCTCTTGACATGGATAATTTGGTCGTATGGAGCCAAAATTTGTTGACCACCCCGAAAGTTAAACTTCACAAACAGGTTCCCAGTCTCGTCAACCTGGGCTTCACTGGACTCCATGTAGGTCACAAAGCTGCTGTTAAGTGGGTATAGCCCCACTACATTCCCTTGGGCATCTTCCTTGATATAAACGAAAGCGTTGTTGTGGATCAGTAAATTCGTCGTTAACTTAAAAATAAACTCCGAAGAGTTCATATATGGGTTGGGCTGCCCACCCAGAAGGTTGGCGAGGTCGCTGTTCTGTGGAATGGTGTCGCCGCCCACATATCGGATGTGTTTAACGTCAGCCTTGGCAACATGTGTCGCAATGGCTCGGAGGCAAGCACGCATCAGGTAGTTGTAGTAAACGTCGCCATTGGTATTGGAAATAGTCGGGAGGGAACCGTTTAGTGGGTTGAAAAACCTTAGATTCCGGGGTTCCTTCGTCGGCTTTGTTCCGAAGATAGCGCTAAACATGTTACGAAGATCAATAATAATCACCTCTCTTCTTATACCAGGCTGTCGATTAGCTCCTTGTGGCGCTCATATGTCACGTATGCATCCAACAAGCTCATGGCTCCGTCGATAAATCCCCGCGACACTGTTTTGACCGGAACAATGTTGTTGTTGCGGTCGTACACCACACCGAGGTTGCAAAGACAAAACTCCAGCAAGGGGTTCTTGTTGTAGTTGATCCGCTTCGTTGCTAAATCCGCGCCGAGGTTTTTAAGTGGGGTGGACAGCGTCTTGGCCCCCTGCTGGACAATCTCCATGAGGCCAGCGAAGCCTCGTAGTTCCATTTCCTTCACCCAGTAGACGCTATTCCATTGGTCGTACCCGATGGCTTGGAAGTAGAGTTTGCGCTCCTCTTTCTGGGCCACAAACCACTCCGTAATATAGTTGTAGTCGATCCGGTTCCCCGGTATCAGTTCAAGTAGCCCCCGATCAACCCACGCTTGGTACACAACCTTTTTGGCGTGTTCTGTTTCCTCGAAGGTCATCCAAGGCATCCAGTATTTCTGGAGGCATAGAAACTTGCCCCCGGCCTTGGGCACAAGGATCGTCGCGGAGGTTAAGTCGGTCGTGCTCGAAAGGTCAACCCCGCCGATGCAGTACACATCGTATATTTCTTTTAGATCATACGATTCTTCGTTGCGGATCGCGGCATAATCTAAAAACGCACTCGCGTTCGTGCTGGCGATATTAAAGTCCTTGGTGAGAACCGTCGCTTTAAAGGCCGGATCAAACTTCGACTTCGTGACGTTATCCGCGAGGAATTGCGCCTCCTTGATCGTGCCGAGTCCAGGGTTGGCCTTCATCCAAACATCCGGTTCCTTGTAGTCGTCGTCCTTATCCAGCTCATAGAGGAACGCTATGAAGTGTTCGTCCTGAATAACGTCGTTGATGGTGTCCTCAGCGTACTTATATTGGGAGTCGAAGATGTTCTCGCGCACGAATCCGGCTGTGGTTATGCACCACAGGAGAGGCTGCTGCCGTGAGGCCATCGACTGCATCATAACGTCGTAAAGGTTCCGGTCTTTGATGGCGTGGATCTCGTCGATCATGCAAAAGTGAGTGTTCAAACCGTCGAGGCTGTTTGAGTCGCTGGCCAGTGGTGCGAACTTTGAGAATGTCGGGTCGAAGTATAGCCCGGTGAGGTTCTTCCGGAGATGGCGGCTCAGGCTCTCGGACTGTTTAACGATGTTCGCGGCTTCATTTGATATGATCTTGGCCTGATCCTTTTTGGTGGCCACCGAGTAAACCTCCGCGCCGCCCTCCCCATCAGCGATGAGCATATAAAGCCCAAGGGCCGAAAGGAGACTGGACTTTCCGTTTTTACGCCCGACCAGCGTGAACACTTCCTTGTACTTCCGGCGGCCCTGCCCATCCACGAAACCAAAGACGGACTGGATCATGGCCTTCTGCCAAAGATCAAGAACAAAGGACTTGCCGATCCACTGCCCCTTGCTCTGCTTGCAGAACAGTTCGACGAACTCAATGGGCCGGGTCGCCTTATCCTCGTCAAAGGTGTAGACCCCTGGGTTGTTGAGGTCGTTCACGATTCTGCAATATATCAATTTGATGTTTTGCCCAACGATAACCTCGCCGCTTTGGATTTGTTCGTAATACTCTAAGATGTAATTCACTAACGCTTCAGCCACCTTAGAAGCTCATCGTCAGCCTCACTCGATTTTCCAGTTGGGGTTTTGGCGAACAATTGTTTGAGCGTTCCATTATAATTTTTGATCATCGCGTTGTACGATTTGACTACTGGCCTCTCGCGTACTTTGCGCGGGAATGTTTTTGTAAGCTCCGTCGTTCCGTTCGCCTTGATGTCTCGCTCCATATCCTCCAATGTCACTTGCATGAAGGCGACACGCTCGATTATGTTTTTTGTAATTGCCATTTCCTCTGGCGAGATGTCCTTGAATATTTCTAATAGGCGCTCCACCTCGATTGCGATTCGTTCTTCCATGCTCGTTACTCCTTTGGGAATACTAAGTCGCCATTCGCATCGAACTGCAGCCCATCTCTGCGCTTGCTGTGGTGCAGTTCGTGACATACCCGGCAGACCAGTTTCAGATTGTCCCATCCATAACACTTGGCGGGGTTGGACTTTATATCGCTATGCGTGATTGGGTTGATATGGTGGACGATCTCACCCAGCGCTCCGCAGTCCTCGCAAAGCCCGAATTTGAACATAAAAAAAGCGTCACGACAGTTGTTCCACTTCGCGCTCGCGTAAAACGTCCTTGCAATGCCTGTGCTCAAAGGCAACAATCCTTTCAACAATAAAAGGACTCCCCAAATTTGGGGAATCCCTTATTTCTTTGGCTGTGTTAAGCTATAATTTCAGGACAATTGTTAGTGTCACTATTTTCGCAGGGGCTACTACAAGTATTTAAAGCCTCACAGTCCAGACAACAAATCATTCCGTTTTCTTCACAATCATTGATTCTACAAACTCGCACACATACTCCTCCTTGCGGTATATTGCGAAAGGGGCCTCTTGCGCAGCCCCTCGGTTACTATTCTCTTACAAAGCCCAAGGGCATCACCGCGTCGTAGAAGGCCGCTATCCAATCCTCTCCTATATCCCAGTATTCTACCAAGCTCATGTATGCGTCGTGGAGGCGGTTCGCTGCCCTCATTTGCGCTAGGTCTGCCTTGTGGGGCCTTTTTCCCCGATCTTCGCGAGCCTCTCGACCGTCGTGTTGACCAATCCCTGTAGCGTCTGTTCTTTCTGTTCCATCCTGAATCCCGCCTTTCGTGTGCTCCCGCGTTTGGGGCCTGTGTCATTAATCACTCTGTTCGGGATGGATTGCAAGACAATTCTGTTCGGGAAATACAGGCCCGCGAATCGCCGCAAGGAACGAACCCACGACGAAGAAGGCCCGGAGGCCACCTGTGCCAACGTCGCGCGGCTCAAGCCGCGTTGCTTACTTTGGCTCTGGGTCTCGGTCTGGGTCGGACACCCGCATCGCTTCTTCCAGGATCGCGGTATCGAACCCCGCTGCCTGATAGCCTTCCAGGATGCCCTCGTAATAGTGCCGCTCCGGTATACCCAAGGGTATCCCCCGCTTCATGACATAGGCCATGGCTCGCGTCGGCTTGCCCTCCAGTTCGAGCCGGAAGTGGGCCTTGCCATAAAGGGTCGGGAAGCCTTCATATTTATCCAGCCTGTGCTCGGCGAGGTCATCCAGCTCCCAGACCAAGACCGGAGTATTTTTCTTAGGGTTCTTTTTTATAGTTGCGTAGGCCTCGCCATTCTCGCCTTGGAATATAAGCTCGTATCCCTCAAGTGTAGCGTTGCCGATAACCTTCGCAGTCGGGCAGCGCACCTCCATCTGCTTCAGGTTCATGTTCGATCCGTAAGCCAAGTATAAGTTTGCCATATTTATGTGCCTCCTCTTTCTTGTGGGGTGAGGCGAGCCGACCGCTCGCCCCTGAGTTTATGTTCTTCAGGCTGCTGGCGTTTCCCTCCAAGCGATGTCGCCTTTGAGGTTTGCTAAAAGGTGCATCCGGGCCGTTTTGAACTCGTCGCCTATCATCCCAAGGCGCAGGAGCCAAGTCCGGAAGGTATATTTTTGGTTGGTCGTTTCGGTCTTGCGGCTGCTGGCGCTTTTTTGAGTTAAGGCTTGGTGACTCATCGCCAAGGCGAATTGTATATATGCCTTTATTTTCCCCGCGTGGGTGGTGCTATTGAAGGCTCTGAATTCGACCGTCCCGATCCGGAAAATACTGTGAAAGTTCAGAAGGCGGTATCGGCTGCTGTTGTAGTGGTTGCTCCGGCTCTCCGAGGTGTAGGCTGCGTACCAAAGGTCGGCTAGTCCGGTCAAGGTTTCAGGCTTTTTCGCGTTCAGGCTTTTTATAAAGTTCTCGTCGGCCCTTTGGCAGTATCCTTGGCGGCTGCTCTTTATCGCGAGGGCTTCGTATATCAAGTCCTCTTTGCTGGCGACCAAGTTTGCAAGGTTCCGAAGGCTCTTTGTTGTATGCTGCCCCATCCCTATATGAATATGAATCCCGCAACTTGAGTTTGCCTTGGCTCCGGCCTTCCGGAGTTGGCGGGTTATTTCCTGCACCGTTTCTATATCCTCGTAGGTGCATATTGGGCTGACCAGTTCAACCTTGTGGGCCGAAGTTGCTGTTCCGGTTCTGGCTTCGGCTCTTATGCTACTGTCGCTCATGAGTTTCCAGGTTCTTCCGGTGTTGTCTTTGACCGCGTATGCGTTGTATGCCCCTCCTGTGTATTCGGTCTCTGTGCCGAAGTATGCGGCTATGGCCTTGGCTGCCTCTTCCCTTGTTATCCCCGTTACCTCGATCTCGATTCCGAAAGTTTGTGTCTTCATCCTTGCCGCGCCCCCTGTTCGTTTCGCCGTTTGTTTGGCGTACAGCATTAATCACTCTGTTCGGGATTAATAGCAAGTCAATTCTGTTCGGAAATAACAAAGGGATATATAATAGGAAGAGAACTTTCGGAACACTTACCCACTGACCGAAAACAAACGCAACACAGGCCAACGTCGCGCGACTTACGAGGAGTTTCAGTGGTTCCATTGTTTAAAACCATATCTAAAACTCTGGTGCTTTTTAACTAAAAAATAGGCCGCCGATTTTACGCTTGTTGGGCACACGGCAGACGAGAAACCTCCGAATAATATCCAGGCGGGGGGTCTATATGGCATTTGCTGGCATATACCGCGCCACCAATTTCCATAAATTTTTGGAGTTCCGCAGCCGCACGGCGCGGCGACGTTGCCGCGCGACACCGCGTGGGTAAATATTTTTAGGGAACCACCCCCGCT